TAAGCTTTACCCCCTGTGCTTTATACAGAAGGTCAAGGACACATTCGCAAGTGTACAATCCGTTTAAATCCTCTGTCTTTGCACTAAGAGCCAATGCAACCAACGGCTCTGCCCCGAACTTAGGGCAAGCCAAAATACTCGGAATTACACCAAGCTTCGGATATACGTTCCGGATTGCTTCAATTCCCTTCGTTGCTCCTGTGGTTACGTCATATCCACCGATAACATCGTTTCCGGACACGGCTGTTACATCAGCAATGCCCTCTGTGTATTTAAGGGCTACACTGGTTACTCCGGACTGAATCTTCTTCACACGAAGTTTAACTTTCCCGTCCGTATCGCAGAAAAGTTCAAAGTCTTCTGACTCTTTTGCAGGAATCTCTTCTCCGTTGTTCGGCTTAATGGTTACACTTCCAAGCGCAACATCTGTTAATGTGGTATCAACAACACCTACTTCTGTGATATTCACTGTCTTTGGCGCTGCCGCTGCGGTCTTTCCCTTTGTCGGGTCATACACATTGATAAATACCACCGGAGCGATGTTGTAGAGCTTAAAGCAAGCATCCATAGCTTCGCAAAGTGTGTACTTTGCGTAGTCCTCGGAATATCCGAAGAACTTTACCGCTTCCTCATAGCTGTTCAACAAAACAGGCTCATTCACCGTACCGTATGCCGTAGTATGTACCGGAGCCGTACCAACAAACACTCTCACTCCATTTTCGGACTTCACCGGTGCTTTCACGGCAGTAGCATTCTCGACAGTGCTAATTCTGTGCATATATGCCATTTGTTCTTTCTCCCTTCTTTAATCAACAAGTTTCTTTGTGACTTCACCTTCACAAACAAGAATGCTTTCTGCAAAGGTTCTGTCTATCTTTACTTCTTCCTGGATGTACTCCGGAAGAGTTCCAAGAAAGATTGTTCCATGTGGAAGTCCTCTTCTTGATTCTCCAAGGTATATGTACTGTTTCACGGAAGATTCTTTTTCAGAACTTTTGTTCTTCTTTTTGTCCTCTTCTCTATTTGGAGCATTTGTTTCTACTTCCGTAGTTGCCACTTCTTTATCTATGGCCTTATCCTCTTTTACAGATACTTCTCCCATTCTCTCTCAACTCCCTTCAACTCAAAGTCTGTTACAACTACGCCGAAGAAATAAGGGTAAGTATCCTCTTCGTTTACCTCGGCATCAAAGTTTCCTCTGTTTCTGTACTGGCTTTCTAACATAGGGTCTAAGGTAAATCGCTGTCTTATCTTCTCTACAAGATTAATAATTTCCCTGTGTCCACAATTCGATTTATCGTTATTGTAGATACCGAAGATAAAAGCAACCTTTACAATCCACCGATTGTCCTTGTCTTGCCACCATTTATCAATTTTCACATTGCACCACGGGCATTTGATGATAGAATCTTCCACTTCATCGGTATAGAAATCCGTGGTATCCGTTGTTTCATCCTCATAAGCCTTGACTTCCTTTGTTGCTATCGGAAGTGCCTGCTCATAGATAGCTAACTTCGTAAGACTCTCTCCGTTATCAGCGGCGTTTTGAAATCGCATTCCATCGAATAAAGCGGTCAGCTCCTTGACAAGTGCAATCTGTAAGCCCAAGGGAGAAGTCACCGGAAAATCTTTCATTCTTACCTCACTTTCTCTAAGGCTGCATCAAGTCGTTTCATACACTCATCAAGATACAGTTTTCCAAGTTCTGCCTCTTCCTTGCCGTAAACCTTCTCATTTTGGATTCTGGCTCTATCGGAAGAGCCTAACACTTGGTGAATCTTTCTCTTGCCATTCTCGTCTTTCTTCTCGCTTCTGTAGCCAAGAAAAAAGAGGGCGCCTCCGGCAGTACCATCTTTCTTTGTATTGTGAATCAGCATTTTAAAGGCTTTTGTAATGTACTTTCTTTGTCCTTTAATCTGCCCTACAAGAACAGACGGTGAATTTCTTGTTTTCGCCACTCTTCTATAAATCGTTTTGCCGCCTACAACTGCAACCGGAACATTTCTGTCATGTCCTTTATCCCACTTAGTAGTAGTATCCTTCTTCGACATATAAAACTTCGAGATTCCAGTAATTCTCGACTTAAAGTTCACGGAAGCGCTCGTTATTCCGGCACTTACTTTTGCCTTTTCAATAGAACTTCTTTCTTTCGTGCCTTTTGGAAACTCCCCTGAATATTCTCGCTTATCCGCTTTTACAAGCTTTCTACGAACAGTTTTAAGAATCCTGTTAGCGGAACTCGCCATGATGAACTCCGCACTCTTTCCGGTAATTTGGTTCATGGCACGGACAATCTTGTTGTAGGACTCAATATCCAGTTGAACAGATATAGACTCCACCGCTTTTTTATAGTCATTACTCATGATTTAAATGCCCTCAAGGTGACGGAATAAACTCCCCCTTCATCCCTTGAATCCGTTACACGGAACTCCTTTGCATCAATCTTGATTGCCTGTCCTCGGGCCGGCTGCTTACCTATGTTCTTCCTGGAAACATACAGAATGATATTGTCCTCATAGATTCCATCGATTCTGCTATGTTCAAACTGCTTCTTTCCTCTTTCTTCCACTTCGTTAGAGTCAATAATCACAGTCATTGGTTTGCCATTGATTAAATGCGTTTCGCCAAATTCATCAAGATTAAGGAATGTACTGGCTATGTCTTTAAATGCCCACTTCTTGAATCCCATAGAACCTCCAAAAAAAGGCTAGAGCCATATAAATAGCTCTAGCCTTTGTATTTAACCGATTCTAACAAGCACGCTTGTAGCACCGGTTTCTGAGACCTTGACTACATATCCAAGCGGAGTATCCGTGGATGTAATAGTAACGCCCTCAGTCAGCTTGAAGTACACGTCTTGTCCAACCTTAAGTGGACTGGTTAATGCCTTACAGGGAATTTCAAATACTCCAACTACATGGACACTCCCTGTCTCCCCTACCTTAATGGGGCATCCGGCAACGCCAATATGTTTTTCCATCACCACAATGTCACCGGCTTCAATAGTTTCTGTTCCGTTGTTGGTGTAGTCTAAGCTTTCGCCTTTCTGCTTATAAATTGCTTTCATCCTTTACCTCCTTACACAATCTTCACACCGTCATTTCTAACGATTCCTCGGTAGTCCTTAACATGGATTCCTGCATCAAGATACACATCCCAGATGAATCCAAGCTGTCCTGCTGTCTCCATTCTACGGATAGTCGGCTCTTGCTTTCCGTTAAGGAAGTCTACTCCTACAGAACCGGCCGTGTACTTGTTAGCAACTAAGAACCAAGGGCAAGCCTTGTCCTTTGCCAAAGCATTAAGCACAGGAGTCTCAATCACTTTTAAGTTGTAGTTGTACAGAGGGTTAGCCGCATTGTTGTTGTTCTCCGGCACAAGTGCAGAATGCAGAATGGTATACAGGTCGAACTGGTATCCAGTTGGGATAATTACGAACTCCGGTGTAGCATAGATTGCTTCGCCGAACTGGTCCTTCTGCAAGGAAAGCTTTGTAATCATCTTCTGCAAAGACTCTCTCGTTGGAGCTGTTCCGGTCGCAAGGTGATTTGCGTGCTTTGCATCGTCAAACAGATTGTTTCCATCGAAAATCTTTCCGTTGTTGAATACTACGGCATAAACCATCTTATCCAAGGTTTTCTTTGCCTGTGCAGCGTAAAGAGCCGGCATTCTCGTAATGATTCCAATATCATCATTTACAAATGCCTGTCTGCTCATGGTGAACTGCTTACCGAATGTCTTAAGCTTTCTTGTCGGAAGTAATTCAGTCTGAATACCGCCATGCTTAAGCTCCCCGGACTCCGGAACCTCTTCAAAGTCTCCCATAGTGTTAATTACATACTCATGGTCTGTATCCTCCTTAAAGTCGGACTTAGAGCCAATAGTTACCCACTTTTCAAAGGTAGTTGGAACTTTCTTGTAGGTTTCAACAATTGCCTTCTTAGCCACAGAATCAAGGATTGCCGGGAATGCTGCTGTTGGATTGAAAAACTGTCTGCCAAGCTCCATGTAAAGCTCATCAGAACTCATAAAACGTACAGACTGATATGCACTATCCCCTGTACGGGATAAGCACTCCTCCGCAATGGTTCTTAAGGAAGAATGCGCAAACTTCTCTGCTCCTTCCTTCGCATTGTCAACCTCTACTCCACCACGCATAAGGATGCCGTCTACAGCCATAGCACGGAAACGGTCTTCCTCATCCTCAAGCACACTTGCATTGGCGGTCTGTCTTGTGGAAACAGGAGAACTCTTCTTCTTTAAATCCTCAATCACTAAGGACTTTACTTCATCAACGGAAGTGTTTTCCTTGATGAATTTAGAGGAATCAACGTCAAGTCCTTTGCACAAATCGAGAATCTCGCTTACACGCTTTCTCTCATCCTCCAAGGCTTTCTTTGCCGCCTCATCCTCATCCTCTTTTGCCAAATTCTCCAAGTCTTTCTCTAACTTGTTGAACTCTGTAGACTCTTCCTCGGTCAAGTCTCTTCCCTGTGTTTTTGCAAGAGATAGAATCTCTTGCTGTCTCTTCAAAATGTCTTTGAATTTCTTCATCACTTTCCTCCATAAAGTTTAAAGTTTATAGCTAACTGCTTCTCGTAAAGTCCAAGCAGATTTGCCTTTGTTTCTTGCACTTCTTCCTGTGCTTCTTCCTCTTCCATTGTGCGGCCTACTCCTACAGTAGAATCCGCCGGAACAGATACTATGGAAATCTCATAGGGAAGCCATTTCTTAGCGACAATACATTCCCCTTTGAATCTTCCATCTTTGGAAGTCTTTCCTTTCTCGACTTCTTCCCACTCCTTCACAAGGTATCCCACGGAAACGGCCTTAAGCGTTCCATTATCAACTTTCTTCTTGATGTTTGCAGAGAAATCATCATCGTCAAATTCGATAGTGGCTTTTCCTCGACTTTCTTCCACTCTTGCATTGATAACCTTACCGATTACCTTATCCCTATTATGGTTGAACAGGACTACACCAATGTCATTCAATCTTGATAGGTCAACGCAACCTTCTGAATGGTCCAAAATCTCATCCCCGAAGAATCTCCTATACGGCTCTTCGGAAGAAAAGGAAAGTTCTACTTGGTTACTGTTTTCCGTCGTTTCCTTGATTGCCAGATTCACCGACCTTTGCAATTTCTCCAATTCCTTCGGATTTGCCATTCTTCTCACCTCCTCCCAGAATTACTCCTTTACTCTTTGCGTATTCTTGAACCTCTGCCATTTCATCAATTTGACTTCGCCAGTCCTTACCATGCTCGGAGGCTAAATCTACGAATGTTTTTTCTCCGGTAAGCAAGGCCGTCTTATTTGCATTTGCCTCCTTTGCAGGGTCTATCCACCGCTTAGGAGCTTTAATCCACTTGTGTTTTAGGTAGTTGTCCGAATTTGTTCCGAAGTGTTCTATAGTTAGCTTTCCACAAAGGTAAGCAGATGCAATAAAGCAGTCGTAAACCTCATCAAGGAAGGACTCGACTATCTCTATATCCTCCTGATAGGTCAGCTCATCTTCGATTATTCCTTGCCGTGCAGAGGAATAGTTACTTTCGCTCATGTCACGGCTCACAACCTCATAGGACACGCCTTGTCCGCTACCAACCATGCGCATTTGCTGCTTTACAAAGGCTGTAGCATCTACCGCTTGTCCTGTCGGCTGTACTGTTGCCACTTTATCTCCGCTGTTTAGGTACTGAATCATTCCGGGAGTTAAAGTCTTTCCTTGATAGTTGTATTTCTGCCCGTCAAACTCCTTGTTGCTTCTTCCTCCAGTTCCTGTCTGCGGAGTATCCTGTGTGATAAATACGGAAAGACAGGCAAGCACTCGTTCTTTAATGGCAATCGTGTTCAAGAACTCGTTGATATCACGGATTCTTGTAAGTGTTTGCGCCATATCGGACACTTCCCTCGCTTGCGAAGGTCTACTTTTGGAACACATAAAAATAACGTCCTTTGCCTCGTAATATTGGGCATCTAGGACGTTATAGCCTTGAATATCGTATTTTCTTATGTAGTAGCCGACAGGCTTTCCGTATTGATTATACTCAATACCGCCTATTACTCTGTTTTCCTTATTTCTAGGACTCATCACAGTAGTGTCAAGCTCGTCTACCTCAATAGCCTGTAGTTGGAACGGAATAATGCCATCGTCGGTGTGGCACTTGATAAATAGGATTCCTCCGTCTACCTTCTTTCTCGTGACGGCCATTCGTAGCAGCTGATTCAAAGACTGCTGCCCTGTAACATCACAGTTCCTAGCCTTTGTCCACTCATGCCACAAGGACTCTATTTTCTTATCCAACTCGCTTTTCCCGGTATTCGCTCTTAATCTGTAGCCTGCTCCAATTACATTTCTTTTGTAAGCACCCAGAATAGAGTTCATAATATCGGAATTGTTTTCCAAGTCTCTTGCTCTTGCTCTTACAATCTCTCTGGAACTGGATAATTCCATTTCAGCAGATTCAATACTAGCGTGCCAATTTGCATTAGCATTCTTGTAATTGGCTGCATCGTATGCTCTAGATGTTTCAATCGCATTCCTATACGCTTGTCGTTTATAGGCCGTCTTTGGAGATATGAAGCCTATTAAATTATCTAACCAATTCAAAGCGCTTACCTCCCATCGAAAACTGCTCTGTAAGTATCAGAAAACAGATTGCTGTTATCATCCTGTGCAACCAAACCCAAAAGGGATTTTTGCAGTCTCACAAGTTCGGTAAGGTTTGCTCTTGTAAGCATTCTTGTACCAATCTTGTAAGACTGTCCTCCTTCCAGTACAGACTGGATAGCCGTGTTTACTATCTGGAGCTGTTCTTTCGGAGAAACAAAGCTTAACTCTTTCTCTAAGTTCTCTTCTCTTTCATTTTCCATTTACCCTCCTAACCAATTTTCCTGCGGTTGAATCCAGTTATTTGACTGGTTATCGCTCGTATTGTTTTCTGCCTGTACTGTCTTAAGCGAAGGAACATTCCTTAAATGCTCGTATCGGATACCAAGAAGCTCCGCAGCTGCCATTGCATAAACCTCACAGTCTAAGTAATGGTTATCTAAGTGCTTTGCTTTTAACTTCCATACAGATTTAATACCTGTCCTTGTCTTTTCTGTTACTCGTTGCTCTGCTGTAATCATCTGTGAATATCGCTTGTCACAGCCTTTATAAACCATCCATGCACCGGTATTCTCTCCCTTTACCCTCTTCATACGGTTAGAGATTGAATCCTTGTACTTGTTACCATCAGTAAGAATGAGTTGCATTCCGTTGAAATATCCTGTTTTCTCAATTTTTGAAATCTTGAATCTATCTAAAAGGTCATTACTTGCGCCTTTGACAGGCTTTGCCCAATCGGAATTGTTGATACAGAACTCCAATGTATCATCTTGGTTATATCCACTATCTATAAGACAAAGCTCTACAGCAAACTTCCTGCTGCCGTCCTCTGTCTCATATATACGGTTCATGACTTTCTCTATATCTTCCCATGAAGTCACTTGTCCATGCGTGATGTTTTGCGATGTGCTGTAGTCGCCCCATGCTCTTATGGTGTAGTACAAGGAATTCTTCTGCACATCGACTCCACCGGTTACAAGCTTTGCCCAGTCCGGAACTATGAACTCTTCTATATCCGTCTGTGCATTCAGAACACTATCTTCTGTGATTCTTGTTTCTGCATCCTCCCAAGGTTCGGCAAGCCATGAATTGACAAAGTTCTGCAACTTCTCCGGGTCATCCTTGGAATCTAAGAACTCTTTTGCCACATCGCTCCACTTAATGAAGATTGAATACAAAGTGTTCATCCAGTAGGCAACCTTCTTCGCATGGCCAATTCCTCTTTTCCGAACCGTTCTCCATTCTCCATTTCTAAGCATTTTGGGCTTGTCACCATCTACTATCTCTGTTCCGCACTCTTGACAGTAATAATTTGCTGTATTCGCTCTATCCTCATTACTTAGGTTTTCATTACCGGAATATTTGATTGACTTCATGGAAAGCTCAATCATTTCTCCGCAATGAGGACAGGGAACAAAGTAATGCTTTTCTTCCTCTGCGCTTTCTTTTAAATCCCATATATAGTTAGAACGGATTGTTGGCGTTGATGTAGCGAAAATCTTCTCTTGTGGCTTATAGGTCTTTGTTCTTTCCTTTGCAAGCGAAAATGGGCTTGCTTCTTTCTTGGAAGCACCGCCCATCTTGTCAATCTCATCAAAAAACAAATACTTAATAGCTTTACTTGCTAGTTTAGAAGGTGAACCTGCTCCACGAAGATAGATATTCATTCCCCTAAGCCTTAATTCAAGCTCCTTAGACTGATTATCCAGGAACTTTCGGTTTATGGATGGTATAAGACGGAAAGCCGGCTTTATTCTTGCGTTAGAGGTATCCTTTGCTAGGTCGTCAGTAGGATATACAACCATTGTAGGAGCAGGGCTTGCATCCGCTATATAACAAAGCATATTGATAAGTGCTTCTGTTCCTCCGACCTGTGTAGGTTTACAGAAATACACCTCTCTAACATAAGGGTCATTCAATGTATCCATTATTTCGCAAAGGTAAGGTGTAAATGCATTGCTCCATTTACCGCTAAGGTTACTTGAATTGTCTAAGACTCTCTTCTCTTCTGCCCATTTTGATACCGTGAATACCTCTTCCGGCTGCAGAGTATTCTTAATAACCTTTCTAAACAGTCTTGCCGTTTTAGCTCTTACCTTGCAGGCTTTCATACCAAACGGCATATTTACTCCTCCTCTGCTATCTCTTCATCCTCCCCTTCCTCTTCTTCAATATCTTCCACAATGGAGATTTTTCCATCTATCTCCTGTGGGTCATACTCAGACAGTTCGTCCAATGCTTCTCTTACCGATTTTGAAAGTGTGTTTATAATCTCGTTTACATCGGTCATGCCTGCTACTTGCATGGCCATCTTTGTGGGTAGTCCTTCCAGTTTAGCCTTAAATGCTAGCAGCATTCCTGTTAAGTACCGCTCAACATCCTTAGCAAGGTGCAGTTCCGCTTTCAGCTTCTTTAGCTTAAGCAAGCTTATCTGTTTTTTCACTTCCTCATGCTCTGCAGACACTTTTTCCTTGCTAATATTGGAACGACGGCCAGTTTCCTCTTCAATCTTGAATCGAATGTACTCCTGAATGCATTCTTCTAAGGCATATTTCTTGTTATCATCGTTCGGGAACATGCCATAGTCTTTTCTTAAATTTCTTATTTGACGGGCTGTAAGTCCTAAACACCTAGCAAGCTCCTGTTGATTAACGACCATGGCACATTCACCTCCCTTCTTAGCACAAAAAGGAAGAGATTCCTTCGAGGTGGGGATGGAATCTCTTCAAATTCGAGCTATTAAAGTACAATATATAGTATTTATAATCATTACAAACACTATATCTAGTATTAGCATACAGGTAAATCTTAATTTGTCAAGTATTTTTAAGGCTTTAGATTCTATTTTTGTCTTTCTTTTGCCACCTTTTTTGTCAAGCACTTATTACATTAATTTAATATAGCCTATTGTTGGCATGATAACCGCCTTTTGGCACTTAATTATAGAAAACTCATTCTTACTATTCCGGAATCAACATTGGAATAGTCTGTTTTTCTTAAATTTGCACAATAGCGGAAATCCGAGAAAGGAAGGAAATGTCATAAATTTTAATGTTTTATAGCCAAAACTAGGGCACTTCCGCGACCCATACCAAAATATAACCGAACAGAAGTACCTTTTTATTCTGGCATGGCTCGACCTCTCGAGAAGCAAGACTTTACAAGGCTTTACATATGCAAACGCTTGTTCTTTTTTACTTGCTTTTCCTTAAAAAGAGAATAAAAAAAGCAAGCTTGACAGCTTGCAAATAAAGAAAAGAATATTTTAAAAAAAATAGAAAAAAAGTATTGACATATCGTACACGTTATAATATACTGACCATGTAACCGAAAAGCGTTAATAAGGAAGGAGGTTAAAGCAATGGGAAAGAATAAAAAAGCTAAAAAAAGACTTTTATATTGGCTTACGGTAGCGAGCTTAATCGTGGCGACGATAGCTAATATCGTAAGCTGTATAAAGTCTTTTCTATAGCCTATTGCGGGGCTTAACCGCCCCGCTCTCTTATTCTACCACCCAATGCAAGAATGCACAATGAAAAAAATAGTCATAGTACAAATAGCTTTACTTGCCGGCTTACTTGTGAGTAAAGAAAGCACAGTACTAAGATATATGGCTCTTACTTTGCTTTCCATCTCACTTTTCTTAAATGCCTTGCACTTGCTTAAAAAAATTTAGTTATGGCACAGTCAGCACAAAGCAAGGCTACACGCCAATATGAAAAAAAAGTCGGTCTTATATCAAGGTCGTATAAGCTAAAAAAGAGTATAGTCGAGGCTTTCAAAGAGGCTTGCGAGAAGCAAGGCGTATCACAAGCAAGCGTACTGTCTGCCTATATGGTAGAGTATGCAAAGGCAGCAGGCATAGAAAAGAAAGAAAATTAAAAAATTTACGCACTATAAAAGCTATGGTATCACGCCATAGCTTTTTTCTTTTACCCTTTTTTAGCTTTCGTGCCTTGCATGCCTTCCTTGCTATGCAACCGCTCCGCCTACACTTTTATGCAAACATTAGTTTGCCTTTTGCCTTTGGGATAGCTATGCCGCCCTCATTCGCCGCCTCTATCCACTCCGCTATAACTATTTCGGCGTTGCTTATGGCTTCTGCTCTTGTCTTTCCGTCAGCAAAACATCCCTTCAGCTCTGGGACTTCTGCTATATACAAGCCATCCTCTTCGGACCAGTAAAGTATAATCTCATAATTTCCCATATTTACCCCCTAATCAGCAAATTATTTTCCAGTATGAACTTTCTAACTTGCTTTATTTGATACGCTTTAGCCATCTTTCCGCTTGGCTGTATGTTTAGTATAGCCTCAATATCGGAATAGGTATAGATAAAGTGGTCGCCTTTTACTCTTTCTTTTCCGCCGATTGCTTTTAGTAGCTTCTGCAGGTCTGAAAATTTGATATTACTGTCTTTGTGTCCTTGCAAAATATCGGCTTGAATCTTTTTTAGCTTGTCCATGCTCTACCCCTATTTCCTTCTATAGGATTTCCCCTGTTTCTTTATCTACAAATTCAATCTTTAAATCACAGCCCAATTTTTCCGCTATAGTTCGCAAGTCAGATTCCCGGAAGTCGTCTTTCTTTAAAAGATTGCTAGTATTTTGTACCGATTTTCCTAGCAAACCTGCTAACTCCGTTATGCTCATATCCTTATATATGAGAATCGACTTAATTTTCTTTGCTACCATTTTAACACCCCCTTTATTTGTATCTACTATATAGTATAGGAATAAATTTTGCAAGATGAAAAATAAACTGAAAAGTTGAAAAATATACTTGACACTTTAAACTAAACAGTGTAATATTAAACCATAAACAAGAAAAGTAACAAAGAAAGGAAAGGTATAACATGAATACATTAGTAAAGAAATTAGTAAATGAGCTTAACAACTTGGAAATCGGCTACAGCTTAGATGTGACAAACGATATCAAAGAGGCCTGCAGCAGTCTAGGAATCGAACCCAACGAAAATTTGGAGGAGATAAAGGAAGCCTATAAGCATTGCACAGGCGAGGAATTAAGTATCTCCCACTTCACCACACAGGAAGAGGAAGTAAGTAGGCTTGATTATATGATGTGTTCACGCTTGAAAATGGACCTTGACTACTACTTAAATAATCAGTTCGAGGAGCGACTCCTCGACACACTGAAAGAGTTAAAAGCTTACTACGCTAATCTCCCGGAAGTTCCGGAGTGGCTCACAAGGGAGCAACTGGCAGAGTACGAAAAGAAAGTTGCTACTGCCATCGGATGCATAGGATAAAGCAGGTAAGTAAGTATTCCCCCACAATTTCAGCAGGAAGGTAAGAGGCTTAGTCGGCTACTGGAAGGGAAGCCATAGCCGACACACTATAAACCCTATTTGAAAGAAGGTAAATCATGAAAGACAGACAATTATTCAAAAAACTTTATGACTATATTATGAAATCCGATACAAGAATTTCAACAGAAACCGAAAAAGATTTCTACTTAGGAACATCAAACTTTCTTATCAATGTTTCCTATGACAAAAACTTAGGGCTTTACCCTTTTAATAATACCTATGTAAAGGAATTAAACGGCTTAGGGGATTCTATTAATATCAATAGTATGAATCTTGAATCTATTTCACTTGTTAGAATCGAGAAAAATACTGACTTAAAAAAGACTCTTTACACATTTAAGCATGAAGACGGAACTGAAATTTATGCAGATGAGAAGTTTTTCAATCTTATACCTTTTAATGATGTTCGCTATATGGTAGACACAAAAAAAGGCGTTAAGAATCATAATCCTATATTTGTATTAGATGGCTATGATAATCATTTAATCGCTTACATCTTTCCGGTAGTATTGAAATAAAAGAATTAATACGGAGAAAAAAAAGAGGGGCATTAACCCCTCTTATGTTTTACCCTTTTTTCAGTTTATAGCTCTGCAGGATTTACCCTTTTTGGTTCTCTAGTCGATATAGAAAAGCTCTATCTGCTGCTTTCTCTTTAGTTCCTCCTGCGCCCTTTCAAGGTCCGCTATTGAGTCCGGACTTACCCTTATTGCACCGCCGAAAATATCTACTTTTACTCCTCTATCATCCTGCAGATACTTTATATAACTGCCGTCACCCCTTTTCGTGGAATATTCCACACCGTTATTCGCCATAGATTCAAGGAAATATCCAAAGACTAACCCTTTGGGGTAAATGTATTTGCGCATCTTATCTTCTCCGTTAAATCACAAGCCACATACAACAGGTTATCCCTTTCTAAATTTGTAATAAAGCTTGTTCCTATCTTCTCTTCCTGGTTATCGTATTTAACCCTTTCTCCACAAGCGATGAACGAAATTCGCCCTTCTCTTCCATTAAGCTGACTTAACCCTTTTTGCGTTTGACAGAACAAGAAAAAGTCTATGCCATTTTCAAGGTAAAAGTCCACAATCTGCGCTCCGATGGAAAACGGAGGATTGTCAATCACTACGCACCCTTCCGGATAATTAACCCTTTTGTATTCCCCCCCCCTTATAGAAAGGTCTTATAACTTCTCTACCCTCTAAGTTGTATCTCTTGACAGCCCAATTCTTAATTACCTCGTACACCCTTTTTGGAGTGTAAAACTCATCGTTAGCCACAGTTCACCCTTTCCAGGATTATCCCTTTTTGCACTTTCAGAGAATCGACATTAACCCTTTTTCCCTTTTCCTTGCTTAAGATGTAGGATATATCCTTAAGACTTAGCCCTTCAATGTAAAACAGAATCAATACCCTTTTTTCATGTTCCGGTATATCAAGATTCTGTATCGCATCTTTTACCCTTTTTTGCTTTCGTTCACAATCGAATATAGATTTTGCCACCTTGTCATATTCGGCAACATTACACCCTCTTAAGATGATAGGCCGGGGATAACCTTTTCTGTAGTCTGTCGCAAAGTCTACGACTTCGGTACAGGCTATCAATTGCTTTTTAGCCCTTAATAGGCACAGCTTGCCTGCCCTTTTTCGACAGTTTTCAAGAACCCTTAGAGTAAGAACCATTGAGCTATATCCTCCATAATCACAACATATAGTGTTTATATATCTATAACATACTATATATTGTATCACTTATGCCGGTATGGCTCAATGAGATGTTGCTAATTCTTACCCCTTTTTACCCTTTTTTACTCCGGAATCGCTCTAAAAATCCTATAGCCTTATGCCCCTTTTTCTGCTTCTTGGATGCTGTTAGCTATCTCTTCTGCTATAGCCTTAAATAGTGTTACTGTTACGGCATTCCCGAACTGCTTATATGCTTGTGAATCAGATACTACTTGCTTCCACCTATCCATAGGGAACGCCTGCAGGATTCCATATTCCTTCGGTGTCAGCTTTCTAACCCTTAATCGCTTTGTGTCAAAGATTTTCACTTGCCTATGCCCCCCCTCTGATTCCGTAAGCGTAGGGGATATTCCATCGACAGAATATACCCTTCTGCAGGTTTCTAACCCTTTTATGTCTAGCATTCCTATCATTTGTAAGTCGCTATCTACTGTCTTTTCCATTGTCTACCCCTTTTGTTCTTCGATAACCGCAATCATGTCCTTTTTTCCTGCATACCCTTTATAATCTCTAGCGGTAAGGCAAGGAGCAACATCCGTTAGCTTTAATACATTCCTACCGCATTGATTTACTGCTACAGTTACAGGAAATATCTGCGGATTGGCACAATTTTCCCCTGTGTCCACTATCACATGTTGATAGTTATGTTTTTTCGATAGGCTACCACCGCCTCCGACTCTTAGTGTTTTTCCGCACTTATCCGGATTTAAAAGGCCTGTTTCTTCGGAAATTCCTGCTATAATGTCCTCTTCCGTTTGCCCTTCATCAAGGACTATTACTCCGTGAATGTCTTGCGCCGTAAGAGTAAACATCGGTTCGTCTTCCGCTTTTGCTCTAGGTCCGTTTTGCTGTTTATTCACTCTGTCCGGTGTAATACAAGCATGGCACTTTCCTAGCCTCTCTAGCTTCTGCAAGGCTTGCTGTATGATTGTTTGCGCCTTTTCGTCCGATATGTAGTATTTCTCCGGAACATCCTTTTCCAAGAAATCCGACAGCTTCGGCACAAATTCATGCTGTTCTTCCGGGAAATTAAAGGATAGCCCTAGCTTGTTCCTTGTTCCGATAACTGCGTATCTTTCTCGGTTCTGCGGTACTCCCCAATACTTGGAATTGAACATCTGCACATGGGCAGTATAGCCTCTTCTCTCATACTCCATACACAAAACAGGAAGATAAGGCTTTAACCCTCTTACATTCTCCGCAATGATAACGGCCGGCATGGCTTCCTCTCTTTCTCTTTCCGTCTCTTCTAGTAGTCGCATGATTTCAAAGAAACATCCGCTCCGGCT